GTACGACTACTACGTACAGTTCAAGAAAGGAAACAAGCCTTCTGGTTCGGAAGCTACGTTAAGCGGTTCTGCTAATTTCTTATATGACTTTAGACAAGAAACGTTTAAGCATACTGGTTCGTTTATTAACGTAGGTAATGCTACAGTAGACGGGGACTTAACAGTTACCGGTACAGTTACTGCTCAAGAAATGAGAACAGAGTTTAATAACTCTTCAGTTGTATTTGAATCAGGCTCTACTAAGTTTGGAGACACATCTGACGATACTCACTCATTTACAGGTAGTTTAGAATTACAAGGTAGCTTAACTAGCTCAGCAGATATACAAATAGCTGAATGGGGAAGTGTTTCAGCATCCTTAGCTTCTGACTTACAGTTTGCATTCGATGCATCTGCCTCTTTAGCAGCAGACCTAACATCTACTAGCTCATCTTTAGCAACTCGTATACAATCAGGAAGTGATTCAGTACAGGCTACATACTTAAGAAATACAACAGATACCTTAGCAGGAAATCTAACAGTAACAGGTAGAATAAACGCAACAGAAATTAGCACTACTTATGTTACTTCATCTATACTTTATAACTCAGGTTCAAACATATTTGGAGACGCTGCAAGTGATGTACATATCTTTACAGGTAGTATAGTTACCGAACAATCTATTACAGGGTCAGATATGAGAATAGACGAATGGGGAAGTATATCTTCTTCTTTCGCTAGCTTAAGTACCACAGTAGATGGTTTATCTACAAGCTACCCTGACTTACAGAATATACCATCAGGTATAGTTTCTGCATCAGCATTATCTAGCATTCCAATACAGGGTAAAATAGCTTTATCTACAAACGGAGTTGCTGGAGCCGCTCTTTCGTTACACAATTTATCACAAGGCGAATCACCATCATTTGCCGACTTATCTCTTACAGGCTTTAGTTCTGTATCATCTTCATTAGCATCATTAGTTGCCGGTACAATTACTATTAACAACGATGCTAACAACAGAGTTATTACTGCAAACGGAGACAGTACCTTAAATGGTGAACAGTATCTTACATTTGACGGCAGTACATTAACCGTTGGAGGTAGTACAGTTATTGGAGCATTTACAAATGCTAACTCAGACATTACAGGTCTACTTGGAGGTTCAGCTTTCGGTTCTTTAATAGAAGGAGGATCAAGCGGACATATGGTAATAGGTGTACGTGATAATGATACATCTGATTCTTTCTCGGTTATAGCCGGTGGAGGTGACTACTATACTAATACTACATACGATAAGTTATTATTCCAAACTAAAGCAGACGGAACTACAACTATCGGTGGTAATACTCAAATTAACGGTACATTAGATGTAACAGGAGATATAACAGCATACTCTACTTCAGACGAAAGGTTAAAAGATAATATCACTCCTATTCCATATGCATTAGAAAAACTACACCAAATAAATGGAGTAACTTGGGACTGGAATGACAAATCTGAAAAAGAAGGACATGATGTAGGAGTTATCGCTCAAGACATTGAAAAAGTTTTACCACAATTAGTTACCACTAGAGACACTGGTTTCAAGGCGGTACGTTATGAAAAAATAGTTGCCCTACTAATCGAAGCAGTTAAAGAGCAACAGACAGAGATAAATGAGTTACGTTCCACCCTACAAAATAAAGACACTAAGTAATAGTGAATTTCTTTTTACCTGTATAAACGACAGCACTGACATCAGCACATTGCTACCAGATGTTAAACACCTATGTATATATACTTACAGAGGATATCCTAACTTAGAATATCTAGACAGTATAAAGGATAAGGTGTTTATAGTTGCTATTGTAGACACAGAGTTATACAGTGGAGTTAATGACATTCCTTTAAAGTTCAACTACGATTTTATTAATGTTGATAACCCAGAAACTTTTAGTTCATATAACGACTTTCTCGCTAAATACGACAAACCTAAATACCTACACAGTAAAGATAAAGTTACTGCTGAAAAAATTAAAGATTGGTATTATGCTAATCTAAGGTTACTCAATTCCTCTAAGTTTAAAATACAGTCTTTTGGTTCACTCTTAGGTAATGATTTAGATTTACTCATAACTAAGAAGACTAAGGTAAGTATAAAAGAAGTCTCTAAATTTTTAAATAGGTTAATCATAAGCGGTAAAGTTCACGGCATAACTGTAGAACCTTTTTTCTGTAACGATAAAGACTATTTTGAGACATTCTATTATGAAGATAATAAGATAGAGGAGAAACCTGTACTTATGGGATGGTACAGCGATAAAGACTATCCGGCTAAAGGAAAGAAGCTTTATAAAGATAAGTTGAACTTAATGTACTACCCCTGGAAAGAACTATTCTTTCAGTCTTGTCATAAAGACGAAGCAAAAAAACTCATAACTAAATATACAGAGCTAGAATCAATAGAAGGTGGTGTTCATATAAGTCCCAGCATATACTACTCTGTATTCAGTAGATACGGTAATTTAAAAACATTAAACGGGTATGGAAGTAATTTTTAGTTTTTACAGTAAGTACGATAAATTCGCTTACTGGACAGGACACAGACGAGAGAATAATCTTATGTTCATGGAACTAGCTATTAAGTTAGCTAGACAGTACTACCCTGTTACTATGTATACAGATGAAAAACAAGCTAAGAGATTCAAACATCTAGTAGATGATATAAAGATACTAAACACCCAAGGTAGTAAATATAAGATATGGAGTCAAGCTAAATTTGAAGCTATCGAAAGACATGAAGGTACATTTCTACATTTAGACGGAGATTTATTTTTAGATGAAAAATTAGTAATACCCGATGGTGATATATATTATGATCATACGGAAACAAATCTATATGAAACTTACTACAAACATAATTTAGAGCTATTCGATAAAGAAGGAATTAAAAAAGTATTCCCAGAATGGACTAAAGAGTACACAGGAGCTTATAATATTGGTGCACTAGGATTCAAAAATAATTCTGTTAAAGAGTTATACCTAGATAGGTATCATAGACAACTAGATTGGCTTTACAACGAACTCCCAATCGAAAAACACCATGGAGTAACTAGCATGACTATTGGGGAACATAGTCTAGCTTGTATCGCTAATCACCACAACTTAACTGGAGTTCCTCTTGCTGAACATAATGGATACCTTCATATGTTTAGTAGCCGCAAACATTTACCTGCATTTGTTAACCTTATTAAAGAGTATAATAAAAAAGAATTCAAAAAGTACTATGAACTACATTAGTAAGGACATAAGACAAGTAGTTCTTGAGCTACAAAGCAAAATAGGGAAGGATATTATCTTTACCGGTAGCATAGAAGACGTAGCTCATACAGGGAGAGCTCTTAACCCTGTAAGAGATATAGACGTATTATTAACAAGAGAGCAATTAGATAAAGCAATAGACCATTATGACCTAGTTAATGGAGGTCCATCTTGGTATAATTGGTTTTTAGAAACAGAAGATAAAATAAGATATCTCACCGATATTGGTGATATAGAAGTTGAATTCTTTATTTATGTAGAAAGTGACCGTGAAGATAAGGTTTACAGTTACAGCGCCGAAGGCTTAACAATTTATACTAGAGGTATAGACTTTAAAATTAAAGCCGTAAATACTATGCTTAAAAAAGCTGAGAGTATTGATTTAGAATGGTTCCTAGATAAATTTAGACAAATCAAAAAAATATATGACAATGCCAACACTACCTACCTGGACTTTTCAGGGTAGGCTTATAACAGAAATATCAGATATGCCAGAAGGCACTTACGGTTTTATTTATGAAACATTGTATAAGCCATCCGGCTTGAAGTATATAGGAAAAAAAGTACTATATTTCGAGCGTAACAAAAGATTAGGAAAAAAAGCCCTTGAAGCTCTTAGATTAGAGCGTAAGGCAAAAGGTATAGGAGGAAGAACTCCTCTTAAGCAAAAAGTGGTAACAGAATCAGACTGGAGAGAATATTATGGTTCACACAAGGATATATTAAAATTAGTAAAAGAATCAGAAGACCTAAGAGGGGACTTCGAAAAAAAAATATTAGCTTTTGTACCGAATAAGAAGCTATTAACGTATTTCGAGTGTAAGTACCTATTTATAAATGAAGTACTAGAGAATCGGGATAACTATATTAACGACAATGTACTTGGAAAATTTTATAGAAAAGATTTCGACTTATGATTAAAATACAAGAACTCGTAGGAGTACCATCATTACAGTACCATATAGACAACGGTCTCTCTTTACATGAGAATGTCTACCGTTATAGCTCGAACGCCTTTATACAACTATTCACTGAAGCAAGAGAAGCGTGGAGAGACGGTAAAATTAAACTTAACGAAGAAGATACTTACCTATTAGAGAATACAGATATTGGAGAGTATGCAGAATACAACGGGATGAAAGTACCCTTAGACCTGCCTATGATATCAAAAGGTAAGGATCCTTTATTTGAAATAGGTTCACTAATTGACGAGATGTTAGAGAATGAAGACCTATTAGATGAAGGTAAAGGTATAGACGAGATGATTGACTATGAATTAGTCAAAGAACTAATCGAATCTATGGGAGCTACTATTAATATGGAAACATTCAGAAAAGCAGTAAAGCTAAATGAAGATTTAGATTATTCTGGATTTGATATGCTTAAAGCTTCTGTTGACTATATTTCTGAAGCAGAATATCAAGGTAAAAAAGTAGCTCTTAATAAACCTAAGCGTGGCGGTTCTAAAAAGTTCTACGTCTATGTAAAGAGTAAAAAAGGAAACGTAAAGAAGGTATCTTTCGGTGATACTGGATTATCTGTTAAACTTAAACAGAAAGGTGCACGAGCATCCTTTGCTGCACGACATAAATGTGCAACTAAAAAAGACAAAACTAAAGCAGGATACTGGTCATGTAATATTGGCCGTTACTGGAAATCACTTGGCGGTGGATCTAACTTCTCAGGATACTGGTAGAATCTGCCGTAAGTGCGATAACGAAATGGAGGTATTTCACCCATCTGATGGACCATACTTCCTATGTAAAGAATGTAATAGTGTTATGATACCATTAAATGAAACCCTATACCGAAGTAATTAAAGATGGGTACGTTATAAGAGAGTTCTCAGCAGAGACTTCTGCATTTGAATTTGTATGGCATAGAGATAAAGAAGACCGCTTAGTCGAAGCTCTACACGATACAGATTGGAAATTCCAACTAGATAACGAAATCCCTAAGAAAATAGATAGTGTATTTATACCTAAAGAGACTTACCATAGGCTCATAAAAGGTACAGGTAATTTAACAGTTAAAATAAAAGAGTTATAGAAATGAAGACATTCGTAATCACCTTAAGTAACAACAAAGACTCAGTTAGATCAGCAGAAAAGGTTAGACAATCTGCTATCAAAGTAGGATACAAAGAACCTTTAGAGCACTTCGAAGCTATTACTCCTGATCAATGGCAAGACATATTAC